GGTATTTTTAGGCTTTCGTATTAAGGGGTACCTTGAACACACACAAAAATTTCTACACACGTTAAGGGCATACCAAGACACAACACACAAAGAAGCCAGAGAATAAAAACATCCCTGGCATTCATCTCACAAAAGAATATCCAATATCTCTTTAATCTTATTCTTCCAAATAATCCTTCTACCATTCCTTACTTCATAGAAGAAAACATAATACTTCTGAATCTCAATACACCATAACCGATTACCTCCTTCTAATAAAGGTTCTATTCTCATCATATCTCCTGGATCAATCCAAATCTGATACCAAATACTCTTACCTTCAGAACATCTTAAGATTCTCTTTTCACTATCTTCTCTTAATCTATCAATCCTTACCATACTCTTCCTTAATCCTTTCCAAATCCTTTAAAGCCAATTTCAAAACCTTAATCCTATGTGGGATATATTTCTTATAGGGAGGAAACCAATACCCAAATATCCGATCCTCTTTATCAATCTTATCTATGGGAGTCTTCAACCATCGATTACCTCTTATGATATGATACTCTCCATAACCTATGAAACTAAATCCGGAAGGAAACCAGAGATGGGTAATACCAAACCTTTCAGGTTTGAACCAGGGTTTAATTACACTATGCCAGAATTCATGGTTCTGATTATCGAATATCCTACACATCCCTAGGTTAGTTTCTGCATGTCTTAGGAAATCAATTACCTTGATTATCTCATGCTTTACTTTCTCATAGTTTTCGAATATCCTCATCTCTATGGTGAAGTTATTCTTTGCCTTTTCATCGATATTACTCATGATACTAATCCATATAAGAATATTATAAACCAAGCCACTAGGATAAAGATATAAGGGATTGCATACTTCTTAAATGGGTATCCTTCTATCCCATCATTAAGGGCATATATAAATACTATGGGCCATAGCAATATCATTAATGCTACTCCCAGTAATTTAAACCAAGTAAAGCCAAGGCATACTAGAGCATCAAAATTCATTGAGCTACCCTTATAATTACCGTGACTATCGAAGTGATAGTAGTTCTTAGGTTTTAATACTTGCTCAGATCCTAGGTAGGGTGGTAGGTCCTTTTTAATGAACCTACCCTTGCTATCTCTTGCCCTTTCTCTTAGAAGTTTGGGAGCAGATAAATCTTCGTCGTAATCTTTAATTCTAGCCATTGTTTTTCTTTTTAAAGAATATTAGGTAAATAGGAAATAAAGGTAATACTAACCAGATTGTAAGGAATAATAGATGAGGTCTTATCATCCTGATTTCTTCACATAACATCTTAGTTAGAAGTATAGAGGGGATTAGGCATATCCCATAGATTATGCCTAATATTATCCAAGTACTATTCATTGAGCTTTTCGATTAGTTTTTTAAGTTTCTTATCTAAGGTTATCACTTTCTCAAGAGTTTCATCATCCTTGTGTTTCCCGTTATCATCCAACCATTTTTTGATTGCCTCTAAGGATTTCTTGGATTGGTGATATGCAACAAAGGAATTGTACTTCTGTTCATTCTCTGTAGTACAAGGTAGGATTATTGCATTACCTTTCCCATCTAATCGAGTAAATTGACCCTCTAGATTTGTTGTTCTAGTAATTATTACCTTATTAGATAATATTGCAGTACCATTCTTTTTATCGATAGATACTACGTTTGCCTTTTCCATTAGGGTTTTGTCTTGGTAAATTACCGAGTTACCCTCTTTGAGTTTTATTACTTCTTTTTTCATATAAATAATGTATTTATTTCGTTATACAAATATACTATTTTATTTTTAAATATCAATCATTATTAAATAAATTCTGCAAATCTTCTGAGGTTATCCCATGCTGACGGTAGTAGTCGTATTCCCAAGGATTGAGAGGTTTGCAATTGACTGGGTATTCGTCTCTTAATTCGAAAGGCAAATAGCCAAGAAATTCTATACTGTTGAAATACTGTATCTTACCGTCAGTAAATAAGAAATATTTCAAGGGTCTATCGATTGCCTTACCGAAATTACTTCCTATTAATCTGATATCCTTGTTGGCAATGTAAACATGATACTTATCAGTTATCAAATATACCTGGGTATTCCAGGGTTTCTTCGATTCATCTAAGGTTTTCCTAAACCAATCAACCATAATCTGTTGTTTCTTTTCCATAACCATAATTAAATTATTTATTCATTGATAAATAGAACTCGATATACCTACCTAAGAAAGGCTACAAGCAATACTTTATCCTCTTTAATGTAAACTCTAAGAATTTATATTATGGATAAACTTACTAACGAATTAATTGCCAAGGTTGCAAACAAGTTAAACCTTGAACCAGCTCTGTTAAAGACAGTAACTGTAGTAGAATGTGGTAATCGAGACGGATTTTTACCCTCTGGTAGACCTCAAATTCTCTTCGAGGGTCATGTAATGTGGAAATATTTGAAGATAAAACTCGATGGAGAAGGTAAAAGAACCTATTTATACGATCTAGCCAAGAGAAATCCATCCTTAGTTTATCAAAAATGGACCAAAGAATTCTACTTAGGAGGTGAAGGAGAGTGGAAAAGACTCGAAGCAGCTCGTAAAATTGATGAAAACTGTGCTAATTTAGCTACTTCTTGGGGATTGGGACAGATTATGGGCTTCAATTATCAGCTTTGTGGATGTCAATCAGTGGATGAAATGATCCAAAAGATGTCTGAATCTCATGAAATGCAGCTAGAAATGATGTACCATTTCCTCTATAACTCCGGTTTAGTGAAGCATTTGAAGGCAAAAGACTGGGATGCCTTCGCTAAAGGATATAATGGTCCTGGTTACAAAGATAATAACTACGACCAAAAGCTAAGAAATACCTATGAAAACTTTAAAGACAAGCTATGAAAGTAATCTACAACAACCTTATACCTTTCAAGGGATACAAAGCTATCAACATCTTTGGTTTAGTGTTTGTAAGAAAGGGGGCTAAGTTTACTGAGGTAGATTATAACCATGAACATATACATTCAAAGCAAATGGCTGAGATGTTATGGGTATTTTTCTACCTTTGGTATGGAATTGAGTACTTAATCATCCTTTGTTTTGCTAAATGGGATAAGCAGAATGAAAGGTATCATGATGTAAGTTTTGAAGAAGAAGCTCATAATAATGATAAAGATCTGGATTATTTAGAAGACCGTAAGCCATTTGCTTGGTTCAAATACATAAAATTGAGAAGTTACAAGAAATGAAAGACTTAAAAGTACTGGGAGTATGTGGAGGGCAAGGAGCCCTCCTATTCCCTTTTAGAGATAAACTTATTGGAAATATAGAACCTCGTGGAGTATTCCATACCGGTAGAGAAGAACAGTGGAAAGCTAATTTCAAAGGCATACCTTTCTTAAAAGGGTATGAACTACCAGAAGATTGGCATCCAGATATCATATTATCTAGCCCTGATTGTGGTAGTTGCTCAGTAATGAGATTATCTAAATCTAAGACCCTAGGAGACCCTAAAAGTAATAAAAGTATACAACTAGTATTTCAAGCAATTCAATATTACGAACCTGCTCTCTTTCTTATAGAAAACCTACCAAGATTGCTATCCCTCATTTCTAAAGAAATGTTAACGGATTTCTTTAAGAACTATAAACTTATTTTTCACGAAAGAAGCGTTTCTGACTTCGGAAACTCCCAAGTATCAAGAAAAAGATTAGTAATTATCGGAGTTCATTTAGACAAGGGAAAAGAGTATTTGGATTCTTTTAATGAAGTATTCCAAGTAAATACTCCAAAACTTACTAGAGATTTACTAGTACAAGCCCCACAGGAAGCTTTAATTCCATTCTCTGATAAAGTTTTAGCCATGTATGATTATCGGAAATTACCTGAAAAGAAAAATCTTACAGTCAGACAAGTAAGACAACTTTGGACTCATGATTTCAAGGATGAAAAGAAATGGCCTATTAAAACTGCTAAGATGAGTACTCTCCCGGGAGTATATCGATTGGAAGATGATAAACCACCTTTAACACTCAGACCCTCAGATAGGCAATTTAGACCTGATGGGTATCCTTTGGGTATTTATGATTTCAAGGCAATTATGGGATTCCCTGAAAATTACCGAGTATTTATTCGAGGATTTGCAACTTGGGATCCTAAGACTTATCATTACTGGTTAAATAAAGCTAGGTATACCTTGAGCAAAGGGTCAGTATATGAAGTAGGATTATGGTTTAAGAAATGCCTTAATTTCAAGTGAATCCCCCTATATAAATCTAATAGGCTTTTAAAGGGTATTGGAATAAGGAATATTGGAATAAGGAATACTGATATAAGAATCAATCAGGAAAAGGGATTGTTAAGGGAAAAACAAAGCCAGTTTCGTAACTGATTGAATTTGAATTAGTTGGCTTATGCCAGACTTGGCAAATGAATGCCAAGCACCTGATATAGAGTGAGTTGACTATTATGAATTGAAACCGAAAAACTCAAGTAACAATGAACAAAGAAATTTTATACAGAACGGAGATATTACCGAAAAATCTGAAGAGTATGTTTAATCTCTTGGCAACTTTTTATAATCGAGTTGTAAAGAGTCACAAGGGAAAAATCAGAATGAGTATTACTCAAGATTCAAAAGGGATTGATATTCGATTTAGAATTCCGACTACTGACTTCAGTAATAATTTCAAAGTAATTTTGGGAGTAATAATTGATAGATACAAAACAAAAGATGCCTATCTCAGATCAAAAGATGAAGAAGCTTAAAGTTGCCATGATAGTCCTTTTACTAGGATTTACTATTTACCTTTGCTTCAGGAATTACAAACTGAATCAACAACTCAGTATGTTACCTGATAAAGAGATCATTCAACATACTGATACAATTTATTTGAGGAAAGATTTCCTGCCAATTTCCTACGATAATTTACTTAACCCAAGTAGAATCCTTCTTTACAATTATCAGAATTGGGATAAGCCGCCTATTCATGCCGCTAATAAACCTGATTCTATAATCTCAGAGAAGGATTCTCTTGTTCAATTAGTAATCGATAAGAATCAACTTACATTGAGTTTCCTTAATCAAAACTCAGGAATTTATTCTAGTAGGTTATTCAATATCGACCCTAATAACTACAAGTATTCTTGGTATAACGGAAAACTTACCACACAAGAAATTAAATCTAGAATAAGATTAGTTCCTTATGTTTATGGTAAGTACCGACCCTTTAACAATCTATGGGATTTGGGAACAGGAATTTCAATCGAGACTAAGAGATTTAATTACAAACTGGGGATAAACAGTTTTTATTACCCAAGATATTTCTCAGGTATCAAAACTGATTTAGAACTGGTAGTAACTTATAAATTTTAGATTTTATGGCAAAGAAGATACAGGAAACACCCACTAACCTTACAAGAGAAGAATTATCTAATCTATCTAGGGTTACAACGGATGTTTTCTTTTTCAGTCTTTTTTGTTATGTGATACATCCAGTGAGAGGAAAGGTTCGATTTGAATTATATCCGTATCAAAAAGCCGTACTATACCAATTTATACTCCAGAGATTCAATATCTTGTTAAAGTTCAGGCAAGCGGGTATTACAGAACTTATATCTATGTACTGCTTATGGCTGGCATCATATCATCCTAATAAGAAGATAAACATTATCTCCATTAAGGATACAACAGCTAAGAAGGTACTTAAGAAGATTAAGTTCATGTATAAGAATCTTCCATGGTATATGCAAACCCCGATCATTAACGGAAGAACTGGGGAATTTGGTTCTGCCTCTATGATTGAATTCGATAATGGTTCATTCATAGAATCAATCCCAACATCTTCCGAAGCCGGTCGTTCAGAATCTCTTTCTCTCCTGGTAATTGATGAGGCTG